TACTTCCCAAAATTCATCAGATATTGTCCACGATTGGTAACTGCTTTGTTTTGTTTCCATTTTCATCACCCCTATATTATATCGGTCGAAAATGGAAAAACTTTATTGTTGGATAGATTCTAAGGAGTGAGTTGTGTCCACCCGCAAATTCGGAATCCTGCGGAACTTGAACACCGCCGACTTCGCCGAGAATGTAGCCGCATTCGACTGCTGTTCGCTCCCGACACGCTCCTCTTTAGCGGCTCGTACTGTTGCGAGGACAGTGTCGCTCTTGACGGCGAATCCCTCGTGGTCTTTCTGCGGAGTTGCGGTGACTATGCTGATTTGCGTGTTTAATTTTGATACTGACATTTTTGAAAAACTCCTTGACTTTTTGGTGGAAGTGTGGTATGATTGAACTATTAAATTAAATGGGGGGAGTATAATGCCACGTACTATTAGAGAATCATTTTCAGGATTCGGAAGAGAATTATTAGAACGATTCAGAGATGATTATTACGCAAGATTAGATGAAGTTGCCTTTGAGGAAAGAATTATAGGCTTAGAAAAGGCAACAGCCGCTTTATGTGAGGCAGGTGTAGACAAAGATACAATAATTCAACTTTTACAAAAGCACTGGGATTTACGACGTAGTGAAGCAAACGAAGTTATATATCAAACTGAAAGGTTGTTATTGAAATAATCATTCGCCTATAATCGAACACCTTTAGATTAAAACTCAATCGCCCTCCCCATCGCCAACAACCGATTCACCGCAGTCCACACATTCCCGACTGCACCGATATAATCGGAAAAGTACCCTGCCGTACCGCCGTCACGGCTCTCATAGAAATGTCCTGCAAGCATAATCACCGCTTGCTCGGTAGACGGCGGTAACTTCCGCCGCCCGTACTGCACTTTTTGATACTGTTCAGCGTAGTCAAAAGCGGCGGCGATGAACCCCAACAACAGCTCGTCATCATCGTCATGTTGCAGAATCAAATTCGCCTTGACTTTCGGCAAGAGAGCCTTGATTTTTGCAGTCATCGCCGCCACCTTTCTCGACTAACATTAAGTCGCTTTCATTTTGAGAAGCTGTACCGCTTCTTGCAATAACAGAACACCGTCAACCCGCTCCTTGGCAAGGAATGCGACCATTCCATTACCTGCGTAAAGCTCCTTGAGTTCAGCAAATGAGCGACTTCCACGGTCACCGATGTTGTAGTAGGAATAGTCCCCGAAAGCGAGTACAGGCTTACCCGCCGCAACAGTCGGGACATACGCAGAAGTGTGAATGTTGTAACCGAGCAGTCTATCCGGTTCACCCGCTTGGTAGGACGGCTGCCACAGATACTGCCCTGTGGAATCTTTCAGCTTTCGGAGCAGTGCAAGAGTCTGGTCGTTTGCGATGAACGCCGCATTCTTGCGGTACGGACGTTTGAGTGCGTACACGAGATTCAGCACTTCATCGGACGTAATCGCAGTCGCCGAAGCCGCTGTTACTGCGGTCTGACCGCCTGTAGCTCCCACAAGAAGCCCCTTCGGTTTACCGTTGCCGTCACCGTTGAGGAACGCATCCTCCTCGGCATTTGCCAACGCCCTGCCGAACTGGTCGAGAATGTACCCCTCGAGATTGAACGCATTGTCGTACAGCAACTCCTCGGTGACTTTCACTGCAACGTGCAACTTGTGTGCATCGAGTGTGATTTGGTCGAACTTGGCATCGCCAAACTGCAAAGCACCGCCTTCCGCAATCCACAGAGCCGCAGGCTTGGTTCCGGCGAGGTTGATTCTATGCTCGCCGGAAGTCTTGATTTTCGTGCCGAGTTTTCGCATAATGCACTCTTCCGAAAGCGTGTCAATCAGCCGTTTGTCGTACTCCTCCGGCACGAGATACCCGCCATTCTGGTCGTTGCCGACTTCGAGTGCATTGCTCACTTTGCGGAAGTTAGAGCGGATTGCGGTAATCATCGCCGACTTGTACTCGTCAGTCGCAGTGCCGGTTTTACCGCTCATAAACTGCATTTCAGGACTGCCGACAATCGCCGCAGACGTGGGTTTCGACATTTCGGTGTCGAGAGCAGTTAAGCGATTCTCGCGCTCGATTTCCCGCCCGAGTGCGAGAATATCAGCTTCCATCTTTGCGTAGGTAGTCTCGTCTTCGGCGGACAAAACGTCGGTGTCCTTGCCCCGCTTAGAGTCGAGAAAAGCCCGTGCATCGGCAACAGCCTTGTTGCGTTTGTTGTAAAGTTCCATAACTTTATTCATCGGTAATTCCCCCTTTAATTAATGACAGCCTTGCAAAGCAAGACTGAATTGTTGTATTGTTTTTCGGCTCTGTGACTGACTTTTCGCTGTGTAAAATGCCATCACAGAATCCGTACTCTAACGCCTTGTGAGCATTCATCGGGAACTCATCGTCCATTAACTCGGACAACTTTTCTCGACTCTGCCCCGTCTTGATTTCGTATGCGTTGAGGATTGTCTCCTTGACCTCATCGAGAAACACGATTGTTTTCTGCAAGTCGGACTTGTTACCGACCGCAACAGTCCACGGATTGTGAATCACCATCATCGAAGTCGGCGACATCAGAATCGTCCCTGCCGCCATTGCGATTACGGTTGCGGCACTGGCACACATTCCGTAGATTTTCGCCGTGATGTTGCCTATTTTGGAAGAGTAATCGGCGAGCATTGCGTAGATTTCGGCGGCAGCAAACACATCTCCACCCCGTGAATTAATCCACACAGTAATGTCGCCTGTTCCCGAAAACAACTCCGCTTTGAATGCTTGCGGAGTGCATTCATCACCGAACCACACGTCGCTTGCAATGTCGCCGTCAATGTACAATTCACGACTACCCGAATGCTCATCACGAGCGAAGTTGTAAAACTTCTTAGTTTTCATTTTCTTGATTTTCCTCCTCTTCTATTGATAGATTTTCTTTGGCAAAATGCCCGGCAAGGTGAAGCGGCACCATGTTGCCGTTGGTGAGATACAAGTCACCGCCCAACTCCGCCGGAATGCCGTTCAACTCCTCCAACGAGCGAATGTCGTTTGCCGATAACCACCCGTTTTGTCGACCGATTGCGTACCCCTCCATCCGGCTTTTGTAGTCGCCGCGGAGCAGTCCGTCAAGGTTGAATCGAATAAACACATTGTCCTCGAACTCAGCAATCAAAGCCTGTTGCAACAACTGTTCCCACCGAGTCACCCACGGAGCGACAGAATGCACAACAAAGCTAATCGACTGATGTTCAATGTTGCTGAAAGTCGCACGTTCAAGGTCACCAACAAGGTGCGGTGGCACTTTGAATAGTCTGCAAATCTCGTTGACACTGTACTTGCGAGTTTCGAGAAATTGTGCCTGCTCCGGCGGTATTCCGATTGACTTAAACGTCATTCCGTCCTCAAGTACCGATATTTTGTGGGCATTTGCCGAGCCTTGAAACCCCGCATTCCAACTGTCTTTGACACGCTGAACGTCTTTGACAATGCCCGGATGTTCCAGCACTCCACCGGGATTAGCGCCATTTTTGAAGAACGCCGCGCCGTACTCCTCCACGGCAATTGCCGCACCGATTGACTGTTTCGCCATCGCAATCGGGGAGTAGCCGATTAGTCCGTCAAAGCCGAGCGCAGGAATATGCAGAACGTTGTGCCGAGTCAACTGAACATCGCCTTTGTCGGAATAATACGTGTAGACGATTTTACCGCTTTCGTCACGATTGAGCTGCATTTTATTCGGCAACAGCGGGTACAGAGCCGTGACCTGCCCCTTGCCGTTTCGGATAATTTGAGCGAATGCGTTTCCGTAAATCAGCAAGTGTGTCATCAGCGTTTCACGGAAAATGAACGATGTCATCTCGGGATTCGGTGCATCGTGCAAAAGTCGATACAAAGAGTGTTTGGTGTGCCGTTCTTTGCTGCCGTCTTCCTTATAATAGTAGACGTTGAGCGGGATTCCCGCCAGTGCTTCCGCAAGAACTCGGACGCAAGCGAACACGGCAGTCGTCTGCAGAGCAGTCCGCTCGTTGACAACTTTACCGGAAGTTGTGTTGCCGAAAAGAAACGGACTGCTGTGATTACTGAAATTCTGTGGCTGAGCCCTTGACTTGAACAGTCCCTTAAAGAAACCTAAATCCATAAAATCCCCCTTTCTGCATAAGCTGATTCTTGCACACCACTCCCGAGAACAGCCCGTGCAAAGCCCATTATGAGTGCAACAACACCGTCAATTTTCTCGGTACTTTTCTTTTTGTTGACCTTGATATTCCCTGCGGCATCTTGGTCTATAATCACATTCGCCATGTTCCAATCGAGAACAGGGTGCTTGCCGTGCCGGATTTTCCCTTCCATTACGAATTGGAAGAGGTCTTTTGTGGGCGGACTCATCGAGATAAAACCTTGACCGAAAGGAAAAACGACAAACCCATTCTCTGCCCCCAACTCCTCCAAGTCACGGCGGATTTTCTCTGCCCCATAGCGGTCGTAGGCGATTTCACGAATCCGATATGTCGCTGATAATTTCGCAATAAAAGCGACAATGTAATCGTAATCCACTATGTTTCCCTCTGTTGTGTGGAACACACCCATTTTCTTCCATACCTCGTAGGGAACGTGGTCACGGCGGGTGCGGAGGTCGATGACCTCCTCGGGCAACCAGTAAAACGGCATAACCGTGTACTTCTCGTCATCGGCAGTCGGAGGGAACACCAGTACCAGTGCCGTCAAGTCCCCTGTGGAAGATAAATCCAAACCGGCATAACAGTCCCTCCCCTCGTAATCATCGGGAATAATCTCATCGGCACACGCGTCCCATTTGTCCATTGGCATCCACCGAATGTCGGCGTTGCACCACTCGTTCAGTCGGAACTGCCGAAAGTGCATCTCTTCGGCGGGATTCTGCACCGCCTGTTCAAACGCGGCACGAACGTCCTTAATCTGAATCGTAGTGCCGATTGAGGGGTTTACCCTCTGCCAAACCGCATCGTCAGTCCAGTCGTCGCCATCCCCGATTCCGAAGACGGCGGGATAGAATGTACTGTCCACCTTCGAGCCATCGAGAATGGCGAGTGCCTTACAGTGAATTTCGTAACAAATGCTCGTTTTGTCCCGTCCCGCAGTTGTTATGAGGAAGTACAGCGGTTGCCGCCGAGCGTCCCCCGTGAACTTCGTCATTGTGTCGAAAAGTTCCCTTGTTTGCTGGGCAAATAGCTCGTCAAATATCAAACCTGATACGTTGAAGCCCTGTTTAGACTTGGTTTCCGATGATAACACCCGATAGAAACTATTTGTGTGGGGGAATATAATCCGTTTTGTGGACGGCACTAATTTCGAGAGCTTCAGTAGGTCTGAACACTGCTCCACCATTGATTTTGCCGTGTTGTAAACAATGCTCGCTTGATTGATGTCATTCGCACAAGAATAAATTTCTCCACCCATTTCGCCGTCTGCATAGAGCAGATAAAGTGCGATTGCGGCGGCTAATTCTGACTTTCCGTTTTTCTTGCCCACCTCCACATACGCTGTGCGAAACTGCCTGTAGCCCGTCTTTTTGTCCACGATTCCGAACAAATCTCGCACGATGGTTTCTTGCCAAGGCATTAGACGGAAATTTTTACCGTGCCACTCGCCTGTGGTGTGCTTGAGCATTGAGATGAACCCGACAGCGAAGTCGGCTCTGCGTTTATCGTAGTGCGAAGTCGGGAGCATAAGCGGAGTTGGCGTGTATTTGTAGTTTTCTGATTTTGGCATTGACAACCTCCGAATTTTGGTGTATAATAAGAAACACACCTTTATAAAGGTGCGTTTCGGTTGATGGATTGCAATCTAAGGCTTTTCTACGAGCCTTCCATCTATGATAATGTACCGATATTCCCGCCCGTATTCGTCAGTGACGATGATGCGCAATTCGTTTGACTCGTAGCTGTGATAAGAGCGATTGTAGCGGTAATTTTCCCCCAACTGCTCCTTGACCATCTCACGGAAATTCATTCAGAATCACCTCCTTCCGCATACTCGCCCCGCTTGAACAGCCAGTCGCCGACTGCTTTAATGTCGTGCAATGCCCGCATTGCAGTCCCGACTGTTGACCACGTTACCTCCTCCGGTGCGTATCCCAAGTGGTCTTCAGCGAGTCCCTTGAGTTCGTCAAGCCGCTCGTTGATTTCGGCAACAACCCCCATGAATTCCGTCAATGCTCTTTCTTGATTATACATCACTGCCCTCCAATTCTGCGGGGAGTTCCCCGCTTAGAATCAGCGTTCCGTAGGCTTTGGGGAATTCGAGAATGAAGTCCGCTAATGCGTAGCAATCATAGGCGACCGCAAGCTCGTAGACTGCATTCATAGAAAACATATTCACAGTCCCCGTCCTTGCGATTTTACGAGCCTCTGAGCGGATTTGTTCCACCTTACTCATCGTCGCCACCTCCCGATTTAGTGTGCTTGGATTCCCACCGTTGACGGCTCTCGTCTGTCAAAAAAGCCGCATTCCCGCTGAGATTCCGACTGAACCACTTCCGAGCCTCAGAAAATTCAGAGCCGTTCATGCCAAGTTTCACCAAGAACGTCCGCATGGAAAACTTCTCGTTCTCGACCTCCCGTTCCGTCGCCGTCACCCGCTGATGTCGCTTGACGTACTTCATCATTGCGGCGGCGAATTGCCCGTAAATGTCGCCAATCCCGACCTCGTCCGAGTGCGGGAAAACAAACTGGACACTGTCGCCGCAATCGTTGATTACAAGTGGCTTTCCGAGGGATTTTGCGATGAGGTTACGGCGGCTTTCGGAGAGCTTGAGCAGGTTTTGGAATCGCTCATCGGACAGCGAGCCATTCTTGGGAATTTCCACCGTGATTATGTCATCGGAAATGTCGGCGATTTCGTCATCAGCTTGCGGAATAAAATCCTTGAGCCGCTTGCCGTCAAGCTCGTAATGCCGCTTGATTCCTTCGGCAATTTGTGCGGCTGTGAGCGGTTCATCGGCACTGCCAACCCACGAATCGTAGTAACCGTTCAGCAGAATCGCCTGCTCGTCAAGCTCCGCAATTTCGCCGAGCCGTGCAAGCTCCTCTTCGCCGAAAATCGGCTCGCAATCGTTGACTTCATCAGCGTAAAAATCCTCCGTAATCCACGACTTCTTGCCGTTCCTCTGCAGTTCCTGCCACACCGCCGCATACGCAATCCCCTCGTTCAAGATGTCACGTTGTTCCCTTGCAACTTCGATAATTTTCATATTAGAATCCTCTCAATCCTTTATTTATGCGGGTTTCCTTAACCGCAACTTCATATTACCATAGACTTTTTCATAAGTCAAGCGAATATGAACAATCAATATATGGATTGAGAATGCTCCACAATTCCGTTAAGAACAAAGAGAATGTTATTCAAACAACAGCCATTCCCCCACATCTTATACTCTGCGCTGTCAGAGTGAGGATTTTTCAGCCATTTCACGAGCTGATTGCGGGTTTTAGGCTTGGTGGATTTCCCCTCAATTTTGCGGTGAGTTTCCCACACATCCGCCCAGAAAGCTATATCGTCATCGGACGGCTCGGCAGTTCCAAGACCACTGCACCAATCGGGCGGGAATCCCTGCAATAATGCACATTCTGTGGGAGTAAGTCGCCGAACGACATATCGGCTCTCGATTACCATATTTTCGCTACCGCCGCCGTTCGTACCGCCGTGAGATTTGAGCGTTCCGGCAGTTTCGACTTCACGATAACCGCTGTGCTGATGATTTTCAACAACAGTCCGCTCGCTCTCGACTATGAGTTGCCCCGACAACGGCCCTTGATTCCCGATTTGCTTTGAAAGTTCCGTTGTTAATGCACCTACACGGTCTTGGTAAGCGACTGCGTGGCGTTCTACAGCATTCAACGTGTATGCCGTCCCCGATTCGCTAATTCCCGACCCTTTATGCGACGGACGCGAGCCGTTACCCTCAAGGGAAACGACCACTTGAGTTCCTTTATACTGGCTTGCATCCATTGTATTCGCCACATTTTCACCGACTGTCATAGCGTACTGCCGCTCATTAAGCACCATCGGGCAATTCCCACCGCCCATCCCCATCTTGCTTGTAAGGCACTGCACCAATCCGCTCTCGTCAAGCGTTACCCGCGAATCGGAGGGGTGGTTGTGTACAGCGATTGCGTGACTGTGATGTGCTTGCAATGTGTAGGCAGGCTCGCCGTTTTCGGCAACACCAAGCCCGGTACCGTCCGCCCTGTCCTCACGGAGAGCGACTTGCGTGTTAATCGGGTAGCAAGCCACCGTCTGATTATCGCCTGCGTGTGCTTTCAACGCACCGACATAGTTATCCCAAACGTGACCGCCGACACGGCTTGCCGCACCGAGTTCCGCACCTATTGTGACTGCGTCACCAACGCAATTCGCAGAATTTCCGGCAGTGTTTTCCCACGAGAATCCGCACGGCGGAGGATTCCCTCGCAGGCGCGTTTCGTCAAATAATATTTTTCCGGCACGTTCGCCTGTAAAATCGACGACAATGTAACAACGGCGGCGATGTTGGGCGACTCCCCAAAATTGAGCATCGAATGTCCGCCAAGCGAGGGAGTGACTGTCTCCCACGATTTCCCCGGAAGTAGACCACTTTCCGCCTTTAGGCAAAGGTACTGGCTGGGTTTCACTTTTGGCGGCGTTCGAGAGTTCCGAGATTTTGATAAGTTCATTAAGCACCTTCTGAAAATCTAAGCCTTTTCGGCTTGAATACATACCCGGCACGTTCTCAAGAACGGCATATTTCGGGTACTCATTGTTTGTTGCGGCTCGCATTTCCCTAATAATGCGGATTATCTGAAAGAACAGCCCCGAGCGCTCACCGTGCAGTCCCGCACGTTTACCCGCCACAGACAAATCTTGGCAGCAAAAACCGCCTGTGATAATGTCAACAGGCGGAACAGCAGAGCCGCTAATCTTGTTTATGTCGCCGTAATGTGCAATCTGCGGCATTCGCTTGGTAGTGACACGAATCGGGAATGGCTCGACCTCGGAAGCCCACAGCGGAGTAATTCCGCAGAGCAGACCGCCGAAAGTGAACCCGCCACTGCCGTCAAAGAGGG